TTTGTTGTTGACATTCTTGTGTCCTATTATGATTCTACTGTCAATGTTAGTTCGTTTTCTGCAATGATTTCATCCAATGTGATTTCTGTTGCAATAGCATCGTATACGGTATTTACAACCAATAGTTCTTCATTGTTTGCAGTTATAGTGAACGCACTGGTAACCGCAAGATTTGTATTACTTATAATGCTTGATACAACACGAATTTCTGAGTTGACAGCAATATATGAACCAACAGTCATAATACCTAGACTATTGGCAACATTAAATTTAGTATTTGAACCTGTTACATAAATGCTTGTATTAACAATGTTTACGAGACCAGAAAGTGTTTTGATATTTTTTGGTGCAACAAGTGTTTCGAGTGTTGCAGCAGTTAAATCTAATTCATCTAATCTTGTTAATTCTGAATATGCCTTGAAACCGGCAGGATGTAATAATTCTTTAAATATTTTCTTATATTTAGCGAATTCTGTGGCAGAAGAAAGTAGGTAAGAATAATTCACATAATAGTCACGACCTTGAATTTTTCTATCAGCAGAAGATAAGATACCGTCAGAAGATGACCAACGACCTTCTAGTGTTTCATATGATGGATTCAATGTGATATTTGCTGTTGCAGTACCATCGCCATATGAAGTTAAATCTACACTTGGTAGAACCTTAATTGCTCTACCTGGATTTGTAACAATGATTTCTTCAATTTCACCTGGTCGTTTTGTACCTTTGGCCAACAAGTCTTCACCGTCACCCATAATTGTAGTAACTTCGATTATTCCACCAGTACCAGTTGCAGAATTGATTGATACACTTGGCAATTTATCTTGTGTATATCCTTGACCACCAACTAAATTTTTACCAACTTTTCTAATTGGTACTGCTGAATAGATTTGTGTCCATGATGCAGAGGTTACGTTTAATGATGTTGCTGATGCAATACTAATAACTTTGCGAGTATCATATCCAACCATAATACTATCACCAGGAACCAATTCGGTATTAAATGCAGTTCCAATACCTTGAACCATTACGTTTGAAACTGAGGTAACATTTACGTTGCCTGTAATTTTACTTGGAACAAATTTGGCTTCTGTGATACGGCCAGTTGATGATACTTTTGAAACGATTGCTTCTGCGCCTGTACCAAATGACATTGATTTATTTGTAAATGTCAATTCATCAAAAACGGAATAATTCAGACCACCAGAACGAACAACTAATTTACCTAGTGAACCAAATGTATCAATCGTGACTCTTGTTGCTGATGCTGTATTTGCAGTCAAAGGAGAAATAGACACATATGCCGGTGCAGCATTAAGAACTGGTGTGGTTGTAACTACAACATTAGCTGCTGCAATTGTTATGGAATTTATTTCACCTATTGATATAAAACTTGTGTTCGAAAATGCAGTTGAAATAACTGAATTAACATTAATAATACCTGAAGTTGCAATGTTACCAGGAAAATGCCAATTCGTACCAGATATTGCGACATTAACATTAACATCGGAAATAACATCTGAATAAATTAAAAATGTGTTTGCGGTATTCGCAGAGTTTAAGTTGACGTTTGCAATAGCAAAATCTAATTGAGTATTGGCATAGTCAACGGCGGCAATTCTTTCACCAACCATAAAACCTGCACCACCATCAGTAACAATTACTTGGTTAATTACACCTTTAAATGTCTTTGAAATTAATGCAGAAGGATAAACTTCAGCAATAGGTGCATTAACAATAACAGGGTCACCAACATTATAGTTGGCACCACCATCAATAATGTTGATTCTTAATACATTTGATATTGTGGTAACAATAACATCAACCAACACACCATCAACAAAAACATCAGTAAGAACATTTTCACCATTGGTAAAGGTATCAATTAAAGTTTTATCACTAATGTATAAATCTACAACACTTTCATTATTAACAATTTTATTGAAAACTTTTTCTACAATAGCAGTTGCGCCAGATAATTCACCAGTTATTTTTCTATTGGCAAATATAGTCTTATCAAGTGTCTTATGTAAAACTTTGATATCTGAACCAGTTATTGGCGCAGTATCAAAAACAATTTTTTTCGATTCTTTTCTTACATTATATCCACTGGTCTGTAATACATCATTTACATATACAGTTATTTGTGAAGAATCAAGTGCTTGTAAAATTTTAAATTGTCTGGTTGTTCCATCGCCTGTATAATAAGAGTAAAAATCTGAAGACACTTTAAGAGTATTTTCAATTTCCCATTTACCATCAGATGCACGAAGAACATTATTTTTTGGATAAGTGACTTCTAATTCTTGACCAAACAAAAATCGGTATAAAAGTTTAAATGACTTCTCTGAACCTTTTGACAGGTAAAGAGGTAATATATTTTTAATTAATAATGCTTTGTCTATTACCGTATCTTTTGGTAAAAAAGTAGCATATGAATTTAAAAATTGTTCCTCAAATTCTTCAATGGAAGAATCCACATCAGAAATATATCTAAGTTCTTTTGACTTGGTAATTAAATCGTTCTTTTGAGTACCCTGTTTGTTTTCCAAAAACTCATAATATGCTTCCAAAAATGAAATGAAAACAGGATATTCTTCCCTAACAAATTCGGGAACTTGTCTATTAATTAACAGCGATACTTTATTATCAGTCATTACACTTCAGATAATTCTGTTGTTATGGATGTTGGATCGGTTTCATCAATTGTAATAATAGTATCTTTTGAAGATGATAAAATACCACTTTCAGATTCAATAGTCAATCTAATCAATCCATCGGTGGAATTAACAGATAAAATTAATATATCATTTAATGTAATTAAACCTGTGTCGTAATTTATTGTGCCTGCATTTTCGTTAACTGTTTGTCTTTGAACAAACTCATCATAATAAATTGTTCTAACTGTTCCGAATTTGGAATCTAAAATAGCAATAGCAGCTGCACCATAACCACTACCACCAGAAAATGTTACAAGTGCTCTAGTATATCCAGAACCACGATTTGTTATTGTGATTCCAGCAACTCTTCCATTTATAATTATAGATTCTGCTGTTGCACCAGTTCCATCACCAGTAATAGTAACACTAGGTGCAACCAAGTAACCAGAACCACCATCTGTGATTTCAATTGATGAAACACCAGTATATGATTGTGGAATTTCTTCTAATACAACGGTTCTTCTTATACCAGTATTATCATAAACATCAAATTGAGTTGAAGTCATTCTATTGGTAATTGTTCCTCTGTGTAGTGGAACATTGAAATTAATAGAATAAGATGTTGATTGTGTAAAAACTGGTTCAAATCGTTTTTGAATTCTAACAATCGTTTCGGAACCATTAATTGAATTCAAATCAACACCATCAATAGTTTCTTGTAATTTAGAAAGAATGAATGTAGCTGAAAACTTATTTAAGTAAGTGTTAGAGTAACCAAGTACTGCATTTTTAATTGCATTTTTAATGTATGTTGGTGAATTGTTTGTTTTAGATTTTGTATACTTGACATTGTTATACAATAACAAATACAAATATTTTGGATCTCTTATTTGTGGTGTAACCGAAACAATTGATTTTGGTAAAATAATATCATTAAGAATTCTTTGTTTTTCCACTTCAGAAATATAATAATTTATTTTTGGTTTTAATGAAATATAAACTTTACCATATTCTGCCGGCGTTTCTTCTTCACCACCCCATACTGATAGTGAATCAATATTTGGATAATTTGTTTTTATATAAGATTCATAATCTTTGAAAGTTACCAATCTATTTTGTGTGGTAAACTGTGAAACAGCACTAAATTTAATTTCATCAATTGTTTCTATATCAGAACCACCAGAAGCAACATTAACAACATCAATAGTTATATTAGGAAGACCATTAATTGATGTATTTGGTACAAATTGATTTAATTTATTAGCAACAGGTCCTTTTGTGACCAAATAACTCACACTAATTATTGCACCATCTTCTAATGCTTTACCTATTGTGCCATCACTAAAATAAATTTTATATTTTCCATTTTTTTCTTCTTGTACAAAATAGACAGAAGAATCGGTTTGTACATCTATAATACTTGTTGCTAGGTTGTATATTTCCGAAAATGTGTTACTTGAATTTGGTGTAACAGAAACCTTTATTGTTCTTGTATCAATATTGGAATCTGGTAAAGTAAATGTTGATTTTGGGTTTGAATTTTTATTGTATACGAACTGGTAATTATTTAATGAACCTTCATATATTTCTAAATTTTCAAAGTAAAAAGATGTGCCAGATTTTGTAGCAATTGCATCTTCTAATAAAACAAAATTATACGATGCAAAATTAAATACGGAAGAACTGAATGAAAATCCTCTTCCAATTGAAATTACATCAGGTGTTGTATTACCACTTTCAACAGTAACATTGATTGTTGCCATTGGTGCAGTAATTGAATGTGGTGTATAACCCAAAGTCTTTGCATGAGAAACAACAGAATCTCTTAGAATTGCAGTATCCAAGAAAGATTCATTGGCAACCATATTCAAGTAATAAGAATTATAGTGAGTATTGTAAGCAAGAATATCCAACAGAATAGAAAGGCCAGAACCCTCAAAATCATAATCTTGAAATGTTGTTTGTTGTTGTAAATAATTCTTTAGATTTTCCTTGATTTGGTCAAAATCAAGGTCTGAAATTTGTAAACGAGCGTTAGCCATTTTTATCTAATCCGTTCTAGGAAAAAATTAATTGTTATTGGAGTTGTTCTGTTGATAACAAAAAATTCCATATAGACTGTGAATCCATTATTTTCATAGTCCGGAGAAACAACAAGCTTCGAAACATTAATTCTTGGTTCATAATTCTTAATTGTTTGAATAATCTCATTTTGTAATGTTGTTGCACTAATAACATCCATATTTTCAAACAAAATACGGCGAACATTACTACCAATATCTGGTCGGAAAGGTCTTTCATAGTGATTAGTCAAAATCAAATTCTTAACAGAATTCACAACCGCTACCTCATTTATGTGACGGTTGATATCTTTTTTGACCGGATGCATAGTGAAATTCAAATCTAAATCACTAAATCCAGAAACTATTTGTGTGGTTGTGGTTGCCATCTTCTATTTATGAGTTCAGCCTGGTCAAAAGCTTGCTTGTGCCTGTGTAATCATTAACTAAAGTTGTTTCGGATTCACCCATATTTGAGAATTGTCTTACTGATTTATAGTCAGATACCATTGTTCTCATATTATTGAAGAAATTTTCATCATGTGTTCTTCTGGTATCCATAAAACTGATTATTTCGTTGATTCCAGTATTGATTGTATTTGCCTGTGTTGAAGTCAAAGTAGATTTGGTGTTTGGACCCGAAATGTAAATGCTTGAATTTAATGTATCTTTATATGTTGTGACAGAAATTGAATACGCATTTACTTCTGGTCCAGTAAATAAACTGGTTAATGAACCATTCATAATTGATGTATTGGTAACACCATCAGTTTGATATATGATATACATTAAAGTCTTTGCATTACCTTTAACTGTATCTTTGAATGGTTTTGTAAGCGCAATATCTTGAGTAGCTTCAGTAATATAATCACCATAAGATGTTACACCAGACACTCTATCAGTATGGTCTTTGAAGGCATTTGCCGTTGCAATTAAATTATTAGCATTGTTTGCAACACGGGACATTATAGAGCCGACACCTGTATTATCATAAGTCTCAATTCTACTATGCAAATTCATAATTACATTTGCTGTCGTAGCAATAGTAGTCGATATTGTTCCTAATGGATTCTGATTGTATCCACCAACATTACTATCGGAAATATCTTGTGTTTGCCAATCGTCAATTAATGAGGGGACAGCTGCTAAATGTTCTACCGTATTAGCAGAAAATTCAGTTATGTCACCGTGTGGGTCACTATAATTGTAACCTAATTTTTGAAATAATGTTGCCATAATATATCCTTTAAACCATTGGTAAATCTGGCAAACCAGATGGACCATGTGCTGTTGGGTGCCAATGATAATCATAAACCCAAGTGTTAATATAATCCGTCATCAAAACGGCTGAAGAAATTCCGATACTTGCATATCCAATATTACCTTTTGCAAAGTTAGCTATTGGTGCATTTACAGAACCTAGTGCAGTCATAGAACCAATAATGTTGATACATCCAGGTGTTGCAACTGGTGTAAGTGGTGTTGGTAATCCTAAACTTAGACCACCAAGAGATGATGTGAATCCGTATGGACCCGCATATACACCCATACCTGCGTTAACTCTGGAGTCAGCAGTAAGTGTGTCACATGCAATAGAACCATGAACAAATAAATCAGAACCTAAATTCAAACTATCAGAAGCAGTTAAATTTAATTGTCCACCAAATTGTTCATTTGCAGAAATACTTACATCACTATCACCAGACAATGACATATTTTCAACAGCTCTAAGATTATATTTTCCTTTGACTGCAAGATTATAATCACCATTAACTTCATGGTTAAAATCACCATTGACTTGCATGTTGCAATCACCATTGACTACAATGTTACAAGCACCAGTAACATAAATGTTTTTCTTACCAATAGTAATATCAAAACTTTCACCAAAAACTTTTATGACTTGGTCACCATTTGGGTGCATTTCAATAAAGTTTCCAGATTTACCATGTTGTAATGAAACCCTTTCTCTGCCTGGTGTATCATCTAATTGAATTGAATGACCAGATTCACTATCCCATACATCATTATATGGATATAAAGGAGGATTATCAGGATCAGCAGGTGACGGTGGTTCAGTAAATAAATTTTGAGATGGGTTGGATTTTAATGCGGAAGTTAACTTATCATAAGATTCTTTATACGCATTATTTTCCGTAAGATTTTCGGCTTCTTCTTTTTTACTTACATCGTCAAGGTTAGCCGTTTCTGGATGGTCAGCAAGTAATTTTTCTAATTCAGCATCTGTCATAATTAAATCCTAAGGTATAGCTTTCTTCAAAAAGTCTTGGTCTTTTGGTACTTCTAAAGCAGCAGGAACACTACCGGAATAATTAGTAATTGTTTTATTTGCAGCGGTTACTTCTGATTCGGTAACAGGTGCAACTAATCCAACTGTTGCTGAAACAGCAATGCCTACTGCTAAACCCGCTGCAGTACTTGTTGCGGTTAATAACTCACCTGCAGCTGTAGCAGCATCTTTTATTGCACCAGATAATTCTTCAAAACTTTTTCCAGCATCAGCACTTTGCCCCAATTCTGCACCAGCTTCTTTCCATGCATCAACAAACATTTGTACCAATGATTTCAATAATTTTAAAAGACAAGCTGCAAGCAATGCCAACAACTTAGCAGGTAAACTTAAAATCCATTGAATGATTGCTCTAATTTTAACTAGAACTGCAAGAACATATTTTTCAAATTCAATAATTGGATCAATGTATTCTGTCTTTATGTATTTTAATTCTTTTGCAAGTTTTTTAAGTGCGTTAATGATTGAAGAAAAAGAACCAGATGCATCAGAAAAACCTAAAAACTGCATTAATTTTCTAATGCCTTCTCTGACCCATCTTGCAATAGATTTCAAAAATTTCTTTAAGTAAATACTTTTCTTTAAATCATTTGCAAAATCACAAGAATGTATTAAACTTTTATTTCTTCTATGTATAGTTGTGCCTTTAATATTTTCACCACTTCTTGCATTTGGTGATATATCAGGAACACCAAAAGTCGGAACATCTCTTGTATTAACGGCATATGCTGTAATACCAGGAAATGTACTCACAGCCGGTTTAGAATCTATAACAACTTTTTCTTGTACAAAAGCAGTTGTTTCTACAGTACTTTTTTGGCCAGGAAATCTATTATCTGTAACAACATTTTCATCCACAGCTGGCGCAGGTTCAGCTAAAATTTCACCGTTATCTGCGGTAATTTTTTCAGCTGCATCAGTTGCTGTTACTATCACAGTTTCGGCCGGTTCTATTGGTTCAACAACCGTAACATCAATACCTTCAATTCGTGCTTCTGGTGTAATTTCTACAGTAGTAAGGGTAGTTGTTATGCCCTTGTTTGAACCGTACCCTCCGGTTTCTATAAAACTTCCTGTAGTAGGATCTGTCTCAACAATTTCTTTGCTTGTTGCAGCGGTCTCCTTAGAATTAGCAATCGCAAAATTTTGATTTTGCATATGTCCAAGTCGTTGGTCGGCAGTCAATTCCTTCCATTCGTCTAATGTATATGTGGTGATTGGAACTTTGGCATTTTCAACTGCCAAATAAGCATTATCTTGTTCTGCCATCACTTATCTCCTCAGAATAACATTTCAATATTCCATCTAGTGTTTCTCTATAATATGTATCAAGGTCTGCGTGTTTTTCTTCCAATAGAATATCACCATGACAATGACAATCAATATCATCTAATTTTTTTTTGAATTCTTCTTTTGTTATTAACCCAGCAGAATACATTTTATGTGCTATGGTTGCTTTTGCCGTCAAAGTGTGTAATTCTTGTAAATGTTTACTCATTTTACTTTTATTCCTGGTAAAACACCAATCATTACTGGTTGTTGTGCGTTTTCTCCGTCTAAAAAGAAACCAAATATCCATGCACCAATTTTTGGTGCAGAAAAACTTTTGGACGCATTAATCGGATACATTGGGTGAGCCCAAGGTAAATCTTGAGTTGGTAGTTTTAATTTATTGGTATTGTGCCAACCAAAAATTCTCACTTGGCATCTTCCTATAGCTAAAGGGTCGGCTCTATTTTCAACTGCACCAATCCACCAGATAAATCCGTCTTTACCAACAAAATTTGTATTTTCTTGCATTAACATTATCTGTATTTAGACCTATCCAAAAAGCTATCAGTTGCGGGTAAAATTCCTGTTTTTATTGAATCTGTGGCCAGTTCACAATATGTTTGATGTTTTGTAGGATTAATCATGTGTCTTGTTGAAACAATTAAATATTTTCCAGAAACTGATTTATCATTTTCTTCGGTAACATCAGATACCAATGAGAAAGAATGTGCATCAACATCCAATATAAAACCAGAAGATATGTAAAAATTACCAGGTAAAGAAACAGTCATTTTTCTTTGTAGTAAATTATTTAATATAGCTTTTCTTTGCGGAATATATTTGTGTGTTTCGTCAATCAATAAAGATTTATTAGTATCATTTTGTTTAATGTATCCTTGAAGGTTTCTATACAATTGAAAAGGATATAAACTTACTTTAGAAAATGGCATATATGATGCATCTCTACCTTCTCTATTTTTTGAAATAAAAATATTTGCGGAATCATTTAAATGTTTTCCTTTATAATGATTTCCGTGTCCTAAATTAGTTTCAACCAATGTTCTTGTAAGAATATCAAAACCAACAAACCTATTTGAATAGTATCCGTTTCTTGTATTATTCAAAACATCAAAAGAAGTGTTTATACTATACTCTCTAACACCTAAAAATTCAGTTGCAATTTCAGTTGTTAAATTTTTTGTTGAAAAATTGATAGTGAATATACTTTGTTCAGAAAATAATTTGTTCAAAGAAACAAAATTGAATCCTAATTTGTTTTCAAAAAACAAATAATCGGCAGTATCATTTTCACTAACACTTCTTTTTACCAACCAATTCATCGTGTCAATTGGTGACAACAATGGCACAACAACACTATGAACACCCTTAGATGATTCAAAAAATCCTATTTTATTCGATGGTACTTTTAAATAATCATTCAAAACAGAAGAAGCTATATTTGAATATTGACCTGTATATGATTGACTTATTTTTTGTTGTTCTGAATAAATCATTTCCTCGGAAACAAAGTGTAAAATAAAAACTTCGGAATTTTGATTTACGTTTGTTCTATCAGATTGTTTATAAATTCTGAAAGTTTTTTTTAAATTTGTTTCTGGCGCATCTTTATCTTTTACAATATCAATATCAATAAATTCACTGCCGTCAAACATAAGTCTATTTGACAAACCAACAGAGTCTTTAATTAAAATATTACCAGACATACACGGAACAAAAACACTATCAAAAATGTTCAGTTCTTCAAATATGGCACTCACATCAATTGGTCCATACTTTGAGTTAATCACCAATTTGTTTATTTCAAATTGGGTTGATTGATTAATAACAAGAGACATTATGCAATAACTCGTCTAAATTCTTGTTCCACATTGCGAACAAATTCTGGTTTCAAAAGTTTTATTTTTCTTTTGGAATCGTTTAATTCCATTTCATAATCATAACAAGATTGCGTTTCTTTGTAAGTATCAATTTTAATTGATTGTGAATCTGGTAAGGTAAGAGTTGTTGAAGAATTTAAAATATTTGCATAAGTGTTTGCATCAACTTGAAATTTATCTATAGTGATTGTATTTGTGCTCAATATAGTTCTTTTTTCAACTCTGTAATATCCATTAGTTTGAGTTTTGGCCCAATTAGAACCCGATTGACCAGGTGCGGCATTATCTTTATACTTTTCATCCATGAAACGAATTAAGGTACTATAAGGCATTGGCCAATCAAATTGTGGGTCGACCATATTATTAAACAACAAAACAATCCAATGTCTCTCAGGGTCACCATAGTATTTTGAAGCTATAATTTCTGGAGTATCACTATCTTTTACATCATATTCATATGAGACTTCGGTGTTAATTTTAAATTTTTCTTCAAAATTAAAACGTGATGTTATATTGTTGACCACATCAACATTTTTTGAATCCAAGGTGTAGATGGTTTGCGGAAAGAAATTGAAATATTTTGACATAATTTTACGCTAAGTTGCCAGGAATTGGAATTGCATCATTAATAGTTTTAGAGAACTCTATTTTACTTGCAGTATCATAATTTAATCCATCTTCTATCTTATATGAATTTTTAGTTCGTATTTCGGTTTCTTTGAATTGCAATGATAATTGAATAGCAACTGGCATACCTGTTCCACCTAATGTACCTGGTTGATTCGGAACTTCATATGCAGAAAACCCATTTGGAGCATAGTTAACATTTATAGTCTCCAAAACACAAATACCTATTTTTTGAATATTTGGATTCTCGGCACCTCTATAGTAAAATCTGATATCAAATTCCGAAGGAGGTATTAAAAAATATCCATTGGTAGATTTTTGAGATTCAGGTGCTTGATGGAATCTCAATGTTCTAATTATATCCTGAACTTCTTTACCTTCTTTTTGAGACCTAGGATAGAACATAAAATCAAATCTGAATGTTCTAAAATCTGGTGCAGAGTATATCATTTCAAGCATAGGATTCTGCACAGTTCCTGTGGCAGCTGCAAACGCAATTTGGCCAAATCCACCTGCTTGTTTTGCCGCATAGTTGGCAATAAATGGACTCATGTTGTGACCAAATACATAACCTTTGTCTCTAGCACTAAGATTTTTATCCAATAACGCATCTATTGTTGATTTTCCAGCGGCACCACCAAAAGCTGCAACATTACCAGCAAGAGAATCAGACATACTAGGTGTTGAATAGTGTTGAGTGAAATCAAAATTCAAAGTGTCTGGCATATAAAGTGCTATTGAACTTCTTATTTTAGTAGTTGCTCGAACACTACCTATCTTTAATCTATCATATGATTTTTTCAAAAAGTCACCAGAACCTTCGCCAGCACCTATAGCAAATTGTCCACCTGGTGTGTTAATTGCATCTTTAGTTAATTGTGCATTTTGCAAAAAGCTAATAGCATTAGTTATTTGTGGTGGAATAATTTTTTGTATTTCATTTCCAACTGTGCTTATAGCATTCGTTACTCCAGAAATAAGCTGTTGTGTACCAGCATCATTTCCAAATTTAGCTCCTTGAGTACCTACAGATGAACCTGCAAATTGAGTTTCACTCTGTTCAAGGACTTGAATTATCATATAGTGACCCTTATCAGATGAACCTAAATCGGAAGGATATCTATAAGTGCTTGTACCATAATCATTTTCACCTAATGATGATAGTGGACCTGTTGGCTGGCCCGAAGCTTGGACGCTTATGTCTGAGAGAAAGCTTAATAATCCTGCCATTTATGGTCCTTTTGATTTACTAGATATATTTATCATACATAAGAGATACTGAGACTATTTATGTCATACCACAAAGGAATCTTTCACCCTAAAAATCCCAAAAAATATAATGGCAATGCTGATAACATTGTTTACCGTTCTTCATGGGAAATTAGGGTAATGAAATGGTTAGATGATAACCCAAATGTTATTTGGTGGGCATCGGAAGAGTTGCCAATACCATATAAGTCACCTATCGACCAAAAAGTGCATCGTTACTTTCCAGACTTCATCGTCAGGATCAAACGGAAAGATGGTCAGGAGACGACAATGATACTAGAGATAAAGCCAGAGTCACAGACAAAACAACCTGTGCGGAGACGTAAAACGGCACGATTTATCCAAGAATCGGCAACATATGCCGTGAACCAAGAAAAGTGGAGAGCTGCCGATTTGTTTTGTAAAGAACATGGTTGGCAATTCAAGGTACTAACCGAAAAAGATTTAGGCATATGAGATAAATAGATAATGGCAAAATTAATTGACAGAATTAAAACATCACTCGCAAAAGAAGGTTTGACACCTAGAACCAATGCTTCTAGAGCATGGTTGCGTTCAAAAGTTAGTGAATTAAAACCAACTTCAACTGCTTTGATGAATGACCGGAATAGACTTAAAACTACATCCATGATTGGACGAATGTATTTCTATTTCTATGACCCAAAGACAAAAGACAGTATGCCATACTATGACCGATTTCCTTTGGTGATTCCAATTGAACGGTATAATGATGGATTTTTAGGATTGAATCTTCACTATATTCACCCTAAACATCGAATGATTTTATTGGACAAATTGAGTAATACAATGTCTAATGACACATATGATGAAAAAACCAAGTTAAAAATTAATTACAGATATTTGGCATCTGCTTCTAAAGTTTTTGAAGCAACTCCATGTATCAAAAGATATCTGTTTACACAGATTGAATCCAGATTTTTGGAAATCACCGCAGATGAATGGGACATTGCAGCAATGTTACCTGTTGAGTCATTTGTTGGTGCCAGCACTAGTAAAGTTTACGCAGACTCAAGGAAAAAATTCTAATGTCGTTTTCTCCAAATTTATTTTTGTCTCATATGAAGTCAAAGGATGGTCCTGCAAAACCATCCAGATTTGAAGTTGTTATTCCTTTACCAACATATATTTCCAATTTTGTACCAAACAACATCATTGAGAATATCTTAAATGCACCAAATTCAATTTTTGGTTCAATAACAGATGCAATTGGTAGTGCTATAGGTGGAAATCCTAATCCATCTGCAAATCCAACTTTGTCTAGATATCTTGCATTGCAATGTGAAACCGCAGAATTGCCAGGTAGAACATTGTTGACACAAGATGCTAAAATTTATGGTCCTGGTTTTAAAGTTCCCTATAGTTCACAATATGGTGAAATAACTTTAGGATTTTTAAGCACAAATGAATTTTGGGAAAGAAAACTATTCGATAGGTGGATAGAAGCAATTCATCCATCAGATACAAACAATATGAGATATGCAAAAGATGAATCAACAAGATATATGACACCAATCAAGGTGATTCAGTATGATGATTTCATTAAACAAATATATGCAATTGAATTGATTGATGCCTTTCCAATTGGTCTTGCAGCACAACCATTGAGTTGGGCTGAAGACGGATTTCACAGATTATCGGTTCAATTTGCTTATCAAAGATACAAACCAGTGTATGCCGGAAGTTATGACCTTGCAGCTGCAGCTGCGGCACTATTTGGTGTCGGTCTTAATAAAATTTCACCTTTCGGTAAAGCATTACCGAGTTTTTAATTTTTTCAACAAAGTGAGGACATTATGTTACCTAAAATAGACACGCCAATTTATGAAGTGAAACTTATATCAAATGACAAGGTGGTTAAATTCAGACCATTCTTAGTTAAAGAACAAAAATTATTTCTGATGAATACAGAGAATGATGATGTTGAAGCAACAATCAAAGTCATCAGGCAAGTATTGAAAAACTGTGTACTAACCGATATTGATATTGATGCATTACCTGTATTCGATTTGGAATACTTGTTTATGCATCTAAGAGCAAGGTCAGTTTCAGAGGTTGTTAATCTGAAATACAGATGTAACAACATCATAAAAGACGAAAAAGGTGAAGATAAAGATTGTGGTACAGTTAATGATATTTCTTTTAGTGTATTAGAAGTTAAACCAACAATCAATGAAGCACATACAAAAAAATTCCAATTAAATGATAAGATTGGAATTATTATGAAATATCCAACTTTTGAAATGATGCAAAAGTCTGTAGGTAAAGAAGATACTGCTATCATTATGGATTTAATCTATAATTCTATTGACCAAGTGTATGATGAAGATACTGTTTATCATATGAAAGATAGTTCAAAGGAAGAGATTGTGGAATTCATTGATAATCTTCAACAAAAAGATTTGGAAAATATCCGAAACTTTTTTGATACTATGCCAAAGATTCAAAAGAAAATTGATTACAAATGCAAGAAGTGTGGTTACCAAGAGAACATCACACTGGAGGGAATGCAAAGTTTTTTCGCATAAGTTTATATCATGATAACCTGAGGAATTACTATAAGACTAATTTTGCATTGATGCAACATCACAAATATAGTCTTACAGAACTTGATAATATGATACCTTGGGAGAGAGAAATATATGTTTCAATGTTAGCGCAATTTTTGGAAGAAGAAAAGCAGAGAATGGAACAACAAGCATCTAAGAATAAGAGATAAAAATGGCAAAAGAATCAAGACTAGCAGAAATCTATCGACAAGAGCTTAAAAAAGGTGGTCTTTTTGGATCATTAATTTCGGCTTCTGGTGAAAGGATTAAAGAAAAAACTGACATTCGCAGAGTGTTACCACAATCTGGTATTAGTGGTGCTGTTTTTGAAAAGATGTTTGGTAAGTCATACAAATATGGGTCTTCTAATAAAGGTAGTTCCGGTGGTTCTGGTGCTTCTGGTGGTGAAGTTTCAAAATCATTGGAAGAAAAATTGACTCGTCTTGGTGCTGATGGGAAAATAGCAGCCAAAAATTCTGTTGTTCTTCCTGCTATGGCAAGAGATATGAATTTAATTCGTATGAATATACAGAAAATGGTAAAATTATCCGGTGGTACTCCGGCAATAAAATCGGATATGTTTTTCAAAAGGTCAGGAGATAGAGAAAAACAATACGAACAACAATTCAAAAAAACTTCTTTAATACCTACTCCTGAAAGTGGTGGTGGTGGAGGTATTTTAAGTGGTTTGGGTTCAATAGGTGGAAGTTTGTTGAGTGGTTTAGGTTCAATAGGTGGTGGTCTATTAAGTGTGGGTGGTTCTATACTCAGCGGTATAGGAAGTTTAATTGGTGGCGTAGCTGGAGGTATTTTCAGTATTATTTCTGGAGCATTGGGTGGATTAGGACCTTTAGGAATTATACTAGGTGCTGCCGCTGGTTTTATGATATATTCGATTGCAAAAAGTATTGATTTTGAAAAAATGGGTACTGATTTTAAAAAAATATATACTGACATTTCAAAAAGTCTAAAAGATTTTTTTGGTATAGAAGGTGACAAAGGTCTACTTACAGTATTTGCAGAATCATTGGATAAAACATTTAAAACAACAATGTTTACTAATACTCTGGATAAAATGACTAAAATTATGGAATCTGCATTTAATAAAATAACTGATGTTACCATAGGTTCTCTCAATTTTATATCGGGTGCTTTAGTTGCATTGGCTAACGATATGAAAGGACATTTTTTACAATTTCTTGATGAATATGGTACATATATGGTTGCTGCAGCTGCCGGCGGAGGCGCTTTAGCTTTAGGTGGTGCCGCCGGCGTTGTAAGGGGAGGCGGCGCACTGGCCAGCGGCGCCAGGTTGCTAGGGAGTTTGGCAGTCGCCAATCCAGTCGCCGCTGCCGCAGTTGCTGTTGCAGGTGTAACTGCTTATGGTTTATCAAAATTAGCACCAACTGACCAAGAAAGATTAGAAATAGGTATTCCAAAACAAAGAAAAGATATAGAAGATAGCTTGAAAAAAGATGGAATATTTGCATTGAGTGCTAAAGATAAAAAATTAGCAGAAGACAAACTTAAAGAATTAGATGTAGAACAACAAGCACTTATAGAAAAAGCAAAAGAAGCAGAAAAAGCAAAAGAAGCAAGAAGAACAGACCATTTTTCTAGATATGTGGAATCTAACAGCATACCTAAAGAAATTGATAAGGTTGAAGAAGCTCGCAAGGTCAGAGAGGCACCTGCGGTTCAACCAGGCGGCAAGGGCAAACGAGGAACATCACCAGCACCAACAGCATCATCAGACACATCACCATCAAAAATAGATCCATTAAAAACAACTTTTGCAGATTTAACAACTGAACAACAAGATGCATTTTTACTTGAACAAAGAAAACAAGAAGGTTTTGAAAAAGGAAAATTAAGTTATGATTTGAATAATCCTGGCGCTATGTTATATGAACCTTGGATGAAAAAATATGGTGGAGAATTAGACACTACTGGCCGAGGAGTGGGCGATGTTAAAGGAAAATTTGCTAAATTTCCAACATTACAAGATGGAATAAACGCACAGAAAGCATTATTTTCAAGTCCCGAATACGCTAATTTACCATTAGATAAAGCTTTAAATAAATGGGTGACTGGAGATCCAAATAGTGATTATGATAAAGGAATGAAAAGTAAAAATACTAATTATAAAAACTCCATTTATGCGGCCATTGGCGGCACCTTAACATCTCCGACAACATCAGGAGATGTTGCAAAAGCACCAGCAATAGCACCTAACCTAGCTGCTAGTTCTCCAAAAGAACAAATGCCTATAATAAACACAGGTAATGCTCTGATAGATTTGTTTGCAAATTATATGAATACTCAACAAGAAACCTCTACACCTTCAATAGCACAAATTATTGGAAATAGTCCAGCTGTACAAGCATCTAAAGGCGCAGGCGGAAATTCTGGTGGTGAATTGCAACAAACTTATAATAAAGATATTATGAAGTATCTTATCAATTATAATTTGACATAAAAAACCCCGCACTAGGCGGGGTCAAACTAAGTTCTGAGAAAGGAGCTTTAGTTTATTGTGCAAGTGATTTGAAATAATCCAAATCTTCATCTTCTGCCATTGGTTTGTCAATCACAGAAATATCATCATCATTAAACTTGCTCACTACGGCAGTATCTGCCTTAGTTACAGGCGCAGCACCTTCAAATCCTAGAACCTTATCAAGGCGAGACTTGAGTTGGTCATAAGGTTTGAATTGTTTCTTCTCTGTGAAGTCTTTCAAAGAGAATTCTTTCTTCCACAATTCTTCAAGTTT